AGCACCTGCCGTAGAAGTTCAGCAGTCTACTGTACAAAATCTTGTTCCTATTAAAGATGATAACTTCGTCAGCTTTGGTAATTTCAGTGATCTTAAGAAAATTGTTTCTTCTGGGATCTTTTATCCTGTGTTCATCACTGGTCTCTCTGGTAACGGTAAAACTTTCAGTGTTGAGCAAGCTTGTGCTCAACTGAAGCGTGAACTGATCCGTGTGAACATCACCATTGAAACTGATGAAGATGATTTGATTGGTGGTTTTCGTCTGGTTAATGGTGATACTGTTTGGCACAACGGTCCTGTGATTGAAGCACTTGAACGTGGTGCTGTTTTGCTGCTGGATGAGATCGACCTCGCCAGTAATAAAATTATGTGTCTCCAATCTATCCTTGAAGGCAAGGGTGTGTTCCTCAAAAAAATTGGTAAGTATGTAAAGCCTGCTAACGGTTTCACTGTGGTTGCTACTGCTAACACTAAAGGAAAGGGATCTGATGATGGACGATTCATCGGAACCAACGTTCTCAATGAAGCATTCCTTGAGCGTTTTGCTCTCACCTTTGAGCAAGATTATCCTACTCAAAAAGTAGAACAGAAGATTCTTGAGAAGTTGATGGAAACTCTCGGTCAAAACGACGTTGAGTTTTGTGAGAAACTGTCGCTCTGGGCAGACATCATTCGTAAAACTTTTAAGGATGGTGGTATCGATGAGGTTATTTCTACTCGTCGTTTGACTCACATCATCCGTGCTTTCACTATCTTCGGCAAACGAATGAAAGCAATTGAGGTTTGTGTTAATCGTTTTGATGAAGAAACTAAAACGGTGTTTATGGAACTGTATGATAAAATCGATGCTAATGCCCAGGGAGAAAATGAGCAGCAAACAATCTGAGTTTCACGGATACGTTGGTGGTTTTGCCGTTCTGAAAAACGGCAAAACCGTTCGTATTCTCGGTGGACAAAATTTTAAATTATTCGTTAAACATCTTGACGGCACAATAGAAGAGTGCTATCATGATGATCTAAAATACATTATGGAGGAATGAAATGCAGTGGAAATACAATGAGGATAAGATCCTTAAAGATATTGAAGATTATGTTGTAAGCACTTACGGCAGTCATTACTGTGGTCACAATGATGCTTATACTGATATTCAAACGATTGATTTGATGGCAGCAAAAGATCTAGCACCAGATTTTTGTCAGGCAAATATCCTGAAGTACGGTAGCCGTTATGGTGATAAAGACGGTCACAACAAACGTGATCTACTTAAAGTAATTCACTACGCTATGCTACTGCTTCATTTTGATAAGCACTATACTCGTCCTAACAACGGTCTTCAGGAATTCAAATGACTCAAATTAAACTCTCTCAACAAACACTCCTAGTTCTTCGTAACTACGCTACAATCAATTCTTCGATTGTTATCCGTAAAGGTAATCAACTCAAAACAATTAGCATTGGTGAGAATGCCATTGCTTCATTTGTTTGTGAAGAAGAGTTTCCCCAAGATTTTGCTATCTACGATCTAACAAAGTTCCTTTCTGGCATCTCGTTGTTCAATGATCCTGTCCTTGAGTTTAATGATCCTAATTATGTTTTGATTACTGGTCAAGGTAGGAGCATGAAGTATTACTTCTCGGATCCTGAAATCACTTTGAAATCTGCTCCAGATAAAAATATTCAATTCCCTGGTTCTGATATTGAATTCAAACTTTCTAATGAAGATATTTCTTCTCTACTAAAAGCACATAGCATTTATGAGATTGATGATCTTAAATTCTCCTCTCAGGATGGTCAGATTGTTTTGACCCTGTGTGACAAAGAAGATTACACCAGTAATACTTATTCTCAGGTTGTGGTTGGTGAAACCACAGGTGATTATGAAATGTTCATGAAGGTTGAAAACATTCGTTTGGTTCCTGGTGAATACAATGTTAAAATCTCTAGTAAGTTGATTACTGAGTGGAAGCATTCTTCTCTCGATCTTACCTATTATATTGCTCTTGAACCTTGATGAAAAACTTTTTGTGGGTGGAAGAATATCGTCCTCATACTATTGAGGATTGTATTCTTCCAGTGAATATTAAAAACTCGTTTAAGGGATTTATTGAACAAAAAGAGATTCCTAATCTTCTACTCACTGGCACTGCTGGTATCGGAAAGACCACAGTTGCCAAAGCGTTGTGTGATGAAATCGGGGCATCCTTCATTGTCGTTAATGGTTCGGACGAAGGACGATTCCTTGATACGGTCAGGAACAGGGTCAGGCAATTTGCCACAACGGTCTCATTGACCTCTGGTGCCCCTCACAAGGTCGTTATCATCGATGAGGCAGACAACACCACCAGCGATGTTCAACTGTCCCTCAGGACCGCTGTGGAGGAGTTTCACGGCAACTGCCGTTTCATCTTCACCTGTAACTTTCCAAACAAAATTATCGATCCTCTACATTCCCGTTGTACGGTAATTGATTTTAAAATCAACCGAGAAGAAGAAGATAAACTTCAAGCAAAATTCTTTATTCGTTTGAAGGGTATTCTAGATTCAAATCTTGTAGAGTATGATGATAAGGTTTTGATCAAACTGATCAAACGATACTATCCAGATTGGCGTCGCCTTCTTAATGAAACACAACGTCACGCTGCTACAGGTAAAATTGATAGTGTAATTCTGGTAGATATTTCTGATGTAAATATCGATGACCTAATTCGCTCTATCAAAAACAAAGAGTTTACCGTTGTTAAGAAGTGGGTTGTGGAAAACATCAATAACGATCCTTCTCATGTTATGAGAAAATTGTATGATAGTTTGTATGATCATCTCAAACCATCTTCTATTCCAGAAGCAGTTCTTATCATCGCCAAATATATGAGGGACATTCAAATTGTTCCTGATCAAGAGATTAATTTGTTGGCATGTTTGACTGAACTTATGATGAGTTGTGAATTCAAATGAAAGTTAAAACCACACCAGAAAATGTAGCAGAAGCAAACTGGGGTTTGTTTCGTTCTACAATGAATCTACCAAATGCCGCTGCTCATTGTGGCATGACTCAGAAGGAAATGAAATTAACCTTCCGTGAATTTTTAAAGTATCATCCTATTGATTATGAAATCCCTGAAAACACCTCTTCGCTATCCTGGTGGTAAATCCAGAGCATTGTCTAAATTATTTCAGTATATCCCTGATCTAAAAACGTTTGATGAGTATCGAGAACCTTTTATTGGTGGTGGATCTGTAGCAATTGAAGTTGCTAAAAGATATCCGTTTCTGGATATTTGGATCAATGACATTTATAATCCACTGTATACTTTTTGGTGTATCCTTCGTGATGAACCACAGGAATTATACAGATGTCTGAAAGGATATAAAGAAGATTACAACACTCCTGATCTTGCCAAACAACTCTTCAATGAAATGAAGATTCAATTGAACCATGAAGAATCGGAAGATTTCTATCGTGCTGTTGCTTTCTACATTATCAATAAATGTAGTTTTTCTGGTTTGACCGAGAGTTCTTCCTTTTCTCCACAAGCAAGTGTTAGTAATTTTTCCATGAATGGTATTGAAAAACTTCCTGGGTATGGTGAGATTGTTAAGGACTGGAAGATTACTAATTATAATTACGATAGTCTTCTGACAGATGATATGGGTGTATTTGTATATCTGGATCCTCCTTATGATATTAAGGATAATCTCTATGGGAGAAAGGGAGCAATCCACAAAGGATTTGATCACGATAAGTTTGCTACTGATTGTGATCGTCATTTTTGTTCTCAGTTAATTTCATACAACAGTTCCAACCTTGTGAAAGAACGATTCAAGGAGTGGACAGTTGGAGAATTTGCACACACCTATACCATGAGATCCGTGGGGTCCTATAATACAGATCAAGCGAGTCGGCACGAACTGGTGCTGTTTAATTATGAAGTGTAAAGTAAAACTGTTTGTTGCTGGCAAGGTCTTTGATGAGATCGTTGAGGCAGCAAATTATCAAGATGCTAGGGAGACTGCCCTAGCACGAAATCCAAAAGCAAAAGTTGTTAGTGTTACCGCTGTTCTATGAAGCATGAGTTAAAAGATTATCTCTATACAATTAATCAATCAAAACAAAATCTTCTTCGGGAAGAACCAGAAGCGGAACAAAATTATCCACCGTTTATTGTCAACAAATGTCTAGCATCATTTACTGATACTATTCTATATGCTAATGAGATGAATAAAAATCCTCATTTGCCTAAAAGATTACAGTATGATTTTTTTATAAATAGTTTGAAGCCAAGGAAAAGGTTTTCTCCTTGGGTCAAAAAACAAACTCTTGAGCATCTTGAATTGGTGAAGGAGTATTATGGTTACAGTCATAATAAAGCTCTAGAAGCATTAAAGATTCTTAGGACCGATCAA